TTTTGACCTCTATATTGAGACCAAACATCGATATCTACGTTGTATAAATTACCATCTACAGTCTTAGTTCCTATATCTGTGGTTATTTCTGTACCAATAAGCACATAAGGATATGCTGTATCTTGTGGTGCTACAGAATCAAATATCTTGTTGTTACCTATCAATCCATCTAATGTGCTATCACCTGATAACAATGTATATAATGCTGACTGTAAATCGAATGAATGATATCCCATTATTTCACCTTAATATCTTTAGACATTTTCTTAGAGAATGCTTTTGCTTGTTGATAAGCTTTAGATTCTTTACCCATGAATGGTCTGTCCATATAAAGTTCTAACATTTGTGAATATTCAACATTAGTAAATACTTTACCTACAGGTTTAATGCTTGGTGTTGATGGTTTTATTTGTATACTACTAACCAATCTACTTGTATCCATTGCAGGTGGATTACCTGCTGATGAAGCTATATGAGTTTTACCACCTCGTTCATAAGTATTGCCTGTCTTAGGTGTATTTTTCATTCCCAACTGAATATCCCTTTTGAAAGTATTAAGAACACGATTAACATGTCTCGATGCATTTACTTGATATTTTCTTAGGATAACATCTGCATTTTTTGCAAAGTTAGATTCAACCTTTATAGATATCATGTAGCCACTCCTTCAGTTGCTAGTATTTCTTGAAACTTTCTTCTTCCTTCTTGAATATCAGTAATCTGAGTTATGTTAAATGTTTTTGAGTTGTAAGAGATTCTATATTTTTCTGTTAAAGAAGAATAATATCTGATTGTAAATCTGTAATTAGATGTTCCTCTGAGTTGGTCTCCAAAGATTCCTTCACCACCTGATAGATTTTCTGCTTTAGCCCATACAGTTGTAGCAGTAGAATGAGTAGTTGTAGTTCCACCACCTGCATCAGTTACACCACCTAAAGTTTGTAAACTGATTCTATTTCTCATCTCTCCTATAAGAGACATTAGACCATACCACCATAATGTGCTGTGCCACGATAAGGATTAGTTCCAAACTGTCTGATTATGTAAGGTTGTAATAATTGTGTTGCTTGATAAGGTGCTGACATTCTTTCTGTTCCATCACCTCTGTGTTCAAATAACCATGCTGTATAAATGAGACATGCATGTTTGATATCATCAGGTACATCAGTTGTACCACCATAACCTGCTACATAGGTAATCTCTAAAGCATTGGCTACTCTTAATCCTGTTGGGTAACTTTCACCATTTCTTAAAACAAATCTTGCAGGAACACCTGCTGAATCTAAATAATATTTACTTGAATCAAATGTGCTTTCTGTATCTGCATCATCATAGTATTTAACACTTGATATAGATGCTACAGGTGATTGTGGCAGTAATATACTTCTACGAGTAATATCTTGGTCTATACCAACATAGTTTCCTTCTTTGACAGGTATATCGGTATCATAAACAGAATCTATTGAAAGCTTTAATGTTTGGGTTGTAATACTTCTTGCTGTGTATCTTTTAGCCCAATTATGTGATGCTTTAAGTAATGTTGATATAACTGTATCATCATCACTACCATCGATTCTAAGCCAATTCTTGACTTCTGCACTTGTTATTGCAAATTCTGTTTCTGCTGTTGTTACTGTAAGACCTGCCATGATTACCTCTTAAAATTGTAGCACTATGATATATGATACTATGATTACGAACAATATCTCAATTATAGATAGCTCAGGTTTAAACCATTTTGTTCTGATTCTAGCTGAGTTAAAAAATACTAATATCAATAAAAATAATGCTAGTGCTAGTGAAATATCTATCATTTATTATCTAATCTCCATTCTATGATTGATAGTCTTTTATCTAGTTCTAATATCTCTTTCATCATATCTTCTCTTATTTTCTGTCTTTCGATGACATTATCAGGTGATGGAATAATCTGATTATCCATATCCACTAAAATAGACATCTTCTGATTTAATATATTAACACTATCATGCATAGCAAGGAGACTATTAAATAAATAACCTAACATAGCTAATAATAAAGGAACGACTGCTGTAAGCATCTTCTTGGTAAGTTCAGACATTATCTTCTGACCAAAGAACCACCAAAATAAAGACCTATGATACTAGAGACCACATGAGTGTCTAATGGAGTGATTACAAGCCCATTTAAAGGTTTCCATTGTGTCATATCAACATCACTAGAAAAGAGCCAAAAACCCTGCTGTACTGTCTCTACATAGCCTACATAGATAGGCATGTTAGGGTCTATAAATGGTGCTAATTTAGGTAATACAATTATAGCTAGTACACACATAAGTGCTATCCATCTACGAGTATTCTTTGTAAAAGCATCTGTTACTTCTCTTGCTTTATCAAACTGCTCTGCTTGTAGTTGAGCACGTTGTAATAACATCTTTTGTTCTTCTGCTCTATCTTTTGCTTTTTGAGACATGATGGATAAAACACCACCAAGAACTGTGGATGCCAACATTGACAATAGTTCCATTGGAATCATATTAAGAACCTAATACTAATATTCTTACTGATATAGCTAATTGTGTAATTAAGATAACAGCAATCCACCAAGCTTTCTTATCTCTATCATCTTGTCTTTTGTTGAGTTCTCTTATATCACTTTCGATATGATATAGATGATTATTCTTAATGACTTCGATATCCTTTCTAACTAACTGAATATCTGCTTTTATTTTTTCTACTTCTACATTCAGTTCGTTAGCATCTTTCATGATTAAAACTCTTTTGTTTTGCTTGTAACTTCAGGGTTTAGTTTTGCATTAAGTTGGTCTGATAGTTTTTGTTGTAGACTAGATTCTGTTTCACCTGAATTTTCTAAAACACAATCAATACATTGTTGTTGTGTAACTGAATCAAAATCCATATCTGCACCTGAACATGAGCCATAGATACTTGTTGAGCCATCATCAGTATTAATATTATATCTCCAATGTATTTGTTTAATTACATTGTTATTGTCTACATCAAAATTAAATTGCCATTTGTACATTAATTATTCTCCAATGCTGTAATTCTTGTTTGTAAATCTTCAATAATAGTTTGTTGTTCTTGGCAAGTTTTGACCAGTAAAGGTACTAGTTTACTTTGGTCAATACCTTGATAATCAGGTACTTCACGAGTACCCATAACTGCTTCTTCAACTGTGTTTCCATCATCATCTAAAA